CCTCGTAAACCGCTTGGGTCCACAAATTTTGTGACATTCTAGAGTAATTGCACACTTTCTTAAGTAGGACATTGTAATTCTTTGTATAATCTTGTACGACACTATCACCCGTTGTGTTGTTGTTGCGGTTGTTACCCTCACCTTCCTTAGCAGTTTTAAGTGATAGTGCTGCCCTCAAGTCAATTAGCAGGTCCAGGAGTTCGCTATCATAGTCGCAAATGTAATAACCGATTGCAGGGAACCTGGTGTTAGGTGGAACAAGGGCACTAACCCTCTGCATTCTGCCCTCAAATCTGGTTATTGCTTCTCTCCCTTTCTCTCGGTCATTGGAATAGGAGTAAGTTAAAGCGGTTAAGCTGTAGCAAAGATCTTGAATATCACTGGCAACTGTGATGCGACTATTGTTAACAGCAAAAGTTGTCATTGGGTTAGTAGATGTGTAGGACATAATTAATATTCAAGGTGAATACTGGTGGCGAATGGTGAATCGTATGTACGGTTAAAGGATCTAGTGTTGATAAAGTAAATATCGTATAGGGCTGTTGATTTGTCGTAATTGATGTAAGTGATTGGGCCCCGGTATCTAGTGTGAATCGAAATTGGTAAATTAAAGCTCTTACGGTTAGCCGTTATTTGCATTTGTTGTCAGTCACACTTGTTGTTGAATCACAGGTGTTTCGTTAGTTGTTACTTATTTATTATTGTGTCATTAGTGTCATTATCATTATCATCATCATTATCATTATAGTTATTGCCATTACTGTTCCAATTTACTGGGTGACGTCATAATGACGTGTCAACCCGTAAGTTGTTTGGAAACTACCGTTTAATTTGACACCATTGCTCGTGGCTTCAGCAGTAAGTAAATCCCTAGTTGAAAAATGGTCCACGATTTGCTTTTCAGTAAGATAAGGTGTACAGAACTCAATGTTTTGATGAAGAGGTGTGGAGTCAGCAGCATAGGAGAAGAAGCACTTATTAAGGTTATTCCTTCCTAGTTGGTACAGTGTTCTTTCTAGTAAAAGCGTAGGGTTCTTAATGCAACCAGCGGGTGTCAAAATCCAGCCGCAAAAGGTGGGATAGAAAGTTGACTGCCTCTTGCTAATTAACTTGAACCTAGCTTCGTGATATTTCCATGTAGGTCTGATAGCGGGTTTATCATTGCAAGCCACATCATCTCCAGTCAAGCACATTGGTGTTTTAGGTTTAATGATGTACTTGAGGGCTTGATAAGCAGCTGACCGGAACGTGTTGAAACTTAATGTGAACTTGCAACCTGAGGGCATCATGTAACCCATCTTTCCCATCCAGGTGAACAGTCCAGTCATAAAGGCGACGTATTTATTAATGTAGAATTCTGGTATGTTAAGTGATCTCATGAGTTGAACATCGAAATTTATAAATTCCCCACCCTGAGTAACGTCAAAGAAGGAATAGTCGTCTTCCGAACTTTCCCTAGTAAAATTCCACAATCGTAAGACAAAGGCACTAAGATCAGCATCGGTTTTTCCATCGAGCCAAAAGAAGTTGTCAGGTAGGGCAGTCTTCATTTGTTTAGTTATGTATCTAGCAAGACCACCAAAGAAGAAATTCATAGAGGTGTTGAAAGAGATTACCAACTGCCCCATCTTTGCGTCTCGATCAAACGTGCCAGGCTTAGTAATACTCTGACCCTTCATAAATGTTTCAGCGAAGCAATCTTCCCAATCCGGTGATGCTCTTTCCCTGATGTTGAAGAGTGCTTTGAAACCCTTATCTAAAAATTTTTGTTGGTCTTCCCTGGTGCATTCATCAAACAGTATCGGGTCAAACGCAGGGTACTTAGGGTCATAAGTTTGATCAAATGCAGTTTTGAGCAAATGTCCTGTTGCAGCAGTTTTCCTTAGATCCTCTCCTGGTCCAGGTTTCCACCTACCCTTATTAGTCCAATCCTCCGTTGCTCGATCCCCTCTTTTGTGACGGAGAAAGCACATGTGAAGCTCAGTCTTTTCCTCAACTTGTTCCGTCATAATGCCATTCACTAGTTTTTCACGATCTTCAGGTAACCTAGGTTGATCAATTATCGAACCTATCAGTCTAACAATCGCGAGAAGTTTTCCCTGTTGGTCTAGTTTATGTAGACGTTTATCTATCAGTGAAACTAATGTCGGCTGCTTCAATTTTGGGCAAAAGGAGTTGTACTCAATCTCACAACTTGGTCTAACGTAATGCGGTGCTGGGGTCTCATCAAGGAACATCTGCAAATGTGGTAAAGTTTCAGAGTTTACCTCTGTGAACATGCCGAGTGGGTTGTTACCAGATTTGATTTTTCCGCTGAAAGGATTCGTTGAGTTCACTTTTGTGACATCGGCCAAATGTCTGGGAGTGTGCATTTTAATGTGCTTTGTGACTTCTTCAGTCAATATGGCACTATCTTCACGTATTAAAGCACGCGCAATACTAGAATTATGATGCGGTTCCCTACCGTTCGCATTGGGTGTCACAACTACCCTTATCCCCATTGTCCCCCTCGTTAGTGCAGTGTACCAAGCTCTATTATCAGCAGCTGCGGTGTCACCATCTGCCAGTATAGTGTAAGTTTTATTAAAAGTGAGTCCCTGGCTTGAACCCATAGTGTGTACACCCTCAAGATTGAATGGTTCATATTTCCTAACATTCAGATCAGATCCAACTAGAGTAGGGCCCACTAGGACAGATGACCGAGTCACGATTATATCACCTGGACGGTCATTGTAAGTGTGCGGTATTCCAAGTCGATTAGCAACCCTATTGCTCAGTCTTGTGGTGGTGGTGAGGTAACAAGCACTATACGGGCTGAATCTTTCTATCTCAGGTGTCATCCGGTTAAGAGTATTATCACTTTTGGGGCAATAGTAGACATTTTGAGCAGGGTCTCCAGTAAAAATAACATGTTTGATGGTTGGTTGGCAGATTAATAACAGATCTATGTAGCCGGGTGGAAACTTACCCAATTCATCAATCATCACAAAGGGGGTCACCGGGCTAATGAATGGTGTCTCAAGCGTTGGTGTCTTGAAACCATGGCCGGGTTTAATCTTCAATTTCTCCTTGCCATCTTTCATTAGGTCAACAGTGGGATAGATTACTCTAAATTGATCAGCTTTCTTATCATCAGAGAACTTGGCCAATACCTTAAGTATAGGGTATGTTTTGCAGCTACCCGGTATTCCCATTATCCCGCATATTTTGTGTATTTTCCTCAAAGGTGCTTTGATGAAGCTAGTGCACCTGAGTATCCATTCTGTTTCCCTAGGGAGTACTCTACCAAATTTTCCATTTTTAATGTTATTTAAGAACTCATCCGCTACCTGATAATTGGGTTCGTAATCCTTCCACGGTATGTTGTTAGTTATCTCACCTGGTGAATTGTCATAAATATGCAACTTACTTGCAGTGTGGTAGTAATGACCCACTCTATAATTGATGATGTAACCCGGGGCTGCAGGATCTCCCATTCTATGTTCAAAGCCATTTCTTGTCTCATCTACTACTGTTATGTTTAGGTCTGTGCGCCAAGCAACCAACGCTATGTCACCTAGCTCAATTCCAGCGCACTGCTCACTTAATACTTTAGCTCTGGGATTGCTGCTTTGGTACACATGCCAAAGAGCTTGTGCGCTAATATTTGTCGCCGAACTCAAAGCGTCGAAGAAGCATGTGTTTTTCTTAGGGTAACTCACCACTATATTGCTATCCTTGAAAGTTAGGCACTTTGGACAATTTATCGTTGTGTTGTAAATGTCATCTAAAGCACAAACAAATTCACCCTCATGTCTACTAATAGGCATGGTGCACTTGTACTTGTTAAGGGTCGGGTCAGTCCTCGTGTTAATTCCAAGATTCTTAATGGCACACTTAAAGTTTCCCATAGGAGGTACGAATATGACTGGTCTGGGAGCTTTTTCTTTTCCCTTATTGAGCTTAGTTTCACGAGGCAGTGCTTCAGTTTCAGTAAGATCTTCGGCAGTACCTACTCCAAGAACAGATAGACCCTCAGTTGAAAGTGCCTCAGGTACTACTCCAGTTGTACTTTCACTACTCTCACTGCTATCGAGCTCAAGCACGGGGTTCAAGTTAGTGGGTACACGTAATGCACTAAGCGGTGACCTTACACTAATATTTCTGGGGTGCACAACAAGATGATTAGTGGAACACCTTGCAGGGAACAACGTTCTCGGTGCTGCTGCTAACTTAACATTATCGTACACATTTGCTACTTTTGATGGTAAGATTGCGTGGTAATTGATGTCATGGAGCATTTTAATGGTCTGATTTCTAATGCTCAGGGTCGCAACTTGTAAGGTGAGCGCAGCAATGGGTGCAGCTACTCCTAACCAAGGTAGGATGATAGCAGCCGTCCTGGGGTTATTTATGGCCCACTTGAAGCAACTTACAGTAGTTGTTGCAGCAGTATACATCATATCAGGGTCAATTCTTTTATAAAGTTCGTAGAGCCCAAGGGTCGGGATGACAGTGTCTACTAGGTACTGGCTGAAGAATGGGTTGAATGTACCCATACCTAATGGACTGCTTGTATGCTCACCTATTATCAGGCTACCAATTAGATTAGTGAAATCTTTGAGTTTCATAGGAGGTAGCGTACGAGTCAATGCCACAGAATAAGGTGACCACTTGTTTAGGAAGACAGGTTCCAATTTTTGTTCAGCCGTGTATGGGTCTAGTTCCATGCTTCGGGACATCATGCGCCAAGCTAGTTGGTGCGGTGCATTAATCATCCTCCTGATGTATAGTATAACACCTCTCCTAGTGAGCAAATGATGAAACTTATAGACTATTAACGGGTCAGGTGTGCCAGCTAAGTCAACTTGCATGAGCGCATTCGCGAGCTCAACAGCCATAGTTAAATCAGACGGGGGTACAAAGTGCTCACAGCTCATTTTAGCAGCAGTCGCTCTGTACCTAACCTGATGCGGGGCAGCCTTTGCAACATTTGCAATGTAACCCAATGTGGTCTGTAGCAATTTATCGTCAATACTAGTTTTCTTGTAATTGCCGGTTAAAGTGTTAGCTATGAACTCCGGTATTTTAACTCTACCTGGGAAATTAAAATGGTTGTAGTTACTCGGAATCCCATCAGATCTGGTCACAAGGAAAATATGATGGGCGAACATACTCTCAAGTTTGTGGACTTTAAGTGATGAGTCTTTGCCCACAATCTCATTTGTTTTAAGCCACCAAATGCCACTTATGGGTTGATTATATGCACTTGACCCGTGTCCATCAGGGAAATATGAGAAAGTATTGTCATCGTGCACTGTGAATTTGTAAATCTCTGGTATCAAAGGTTTCATGTCATCAAGCAATTCTGCAGGCACAACTATTGTCAATAACATATGGTGCATATTTGGTGAACGGGAAAAGATCTCGTAAATGTCCAAAGGTGTTAAGAAGTGTCCACCTTCGTGCATAGTGCAATATCTGGTCTCAATGGGGCTAAAGTTTGGATCATCAGTGGTATACCTCAGGTTATCTTTGCCATCCAATTTAATATTCTGGAGTACTATCTCGGTATTGAGTTTCGTAGCCAGATGACGCGCTTTGCTTTCCTTAAGCCAAATAGCTGTGATTCTTGGTTCATTCTTGGGTATGTGTAAAGGTAACAAGACATGATTAATATATTCTTCTATAGTTTTATTTGCAGGGTGACTAGATCCCTGGTCAGGCGTATCTGTGACAGGGATTCCAGCCAATTCAAGTAATTTAACTGCTCTACCGGAGATTGACCACTTTGAATACTCATCCACGCGCTCCTTAAGGTCTCTGTACTGTATAATTCTACCTGTGTGCAGATTATGCACATGCTCTTGGCTTGATATTGGCTGTACCAATCTGCCCGGTAACGATGCATCCATCGTGAAAGATGGCTAAGTTGTTTATTGAGTTTCTTATTTGTATGTCCTAGTATTGAAGCGTAATAAGGCCAATGGCAAGTTCTGTGGTTATTGAAGTTGATGTTAGCGTTAGGTACTGTTAAATACGAAGGTTGCA